ATTAAAATCTGAATGAAAATCTTTTCTTCCTGCGAAATTTGAGCAGTACTTAACGCACTTCCATATTCAGAACCTGCGTAAATTACGGTAAACTTTGCTTTTGTAGGCAATGGCTTTTGTCTCTCTGATTCCAATTCAGGAATTTTTTCAACTGTGATTCCGGCCGTCATAAACGGTGATAATCTAGCCACGATTTCGTTTTCTAAAGTCTCGTAATTCATTTTTTATGGTGTTGCGTGTCGCAATCTGGCAACGAATGTTTCTCCGTCATATTTAGTTTTAATCTCAACAACTGCAAAATATCCAATGCCTTCAATTGTAACATGTTCCAAATTTCCTGCGTCAACTCTCGCTTTTAAATTATCAAAAAACCCAACTCGATATTCCATAAACGGTTCGTCTGGATTCCAAGAATCAATTCCAGAAAGTTCTTGTTTTTCGGACGGGTCTTTATAACCAACTCTAGCTAAAAATGTATTTGACTCACTTGTCCAAGTAGCATTGTATCCCATAACGTCAGTTATAACATCGAAAGCCTGTTTTTTAAGCGAGTCAAATATATTCATTTTTATCTTGCTAAAAGAACGTTCACAAACCCAGCTCCATCAGCCACGGCATCCCAAGCATAACCAAGAAACACGTTACTTCCAACGGTAGTTCCTGCCTGTCCCGAAATCACGTAAACTTTTGCGCCCTGAGTAATTGCACCAGAAGCAACCTTTGGCACAGTGTAGACACCGCACATGTTAATTACTGCGTCTTCGCCGATAGCGTAAGCACCAGCAGAAATCCCAGCAGTTGCACCAACGGTAACAATTTCACCAGATGCAATTGCTCCAGCTATAGCAGGCACTACCAGCGTTTCGCCTTTTTCTCTAAAATTTTTCATAATATATTTTTAAAATTAATTGTTGCTTGAAAAAATAGAGGCGATAATTAAACCGCCTCTAATCTGTTTACTATGCTGGTGCAGCACCGTTATTACGATACAAACCTCTCCAGTCGATTGCTTTTGCAGCAAAGATTAATCTAGCTTTCACTTCGATACCATCGATGTTAAAGCCTTCTCTTTGGTCAATAAACAATTCTTCTTCTCCAGCCAAGAAAGCATATTCTACAGTATCCAAACTTGCAGGGTCAGCAGATAAGAACCATTCGTAGTTTTCAATTTCAGCGTCGACAATTAATGTCAATCCAGTCAATGAACCTACAGGGGTATCGCCTTGTTTTGTAGCTGTAAAATTAACAGAAGTTAATTTTTGTGCTAAAAATTCGTTTTTAGGCCCAACAATTAAGAACTTTGGTTTCAAATTCAACTTGTTTCCAGCAGCATCAGTTTGCTGTCTAAAAGAAGTATAAGCAACTGTCAAACTAGCCTCTGATAATGCAGTTCCTCCAGTTGTTTGATTTCCGGCAGTACCTACGAAATTTTTGTGAGCAGCAGAAAACAAAGGAGAACCATCATTCATTACTACAAATCCGTTACCCAATAACATTGAATAAACAATGTTTGTTTGCAATCTTGCAGCAGCAGCAGCAAAAGCCTGAGGCACTCTGTCGAATGCACTTAAATCATCATTGATGATTGCTTCCCAGGTAATACCAATGATTTTGCCGTATTTTGCCAAATTGTAAGATTCTCCGCCTTCTGAAAAAGTACCGTATTTGTATTCTTCGCCTTCTCTCACTTTTTCAAGATCACCAAGCAATTCAGACAAACGAACACGTGTAACGGTTCTAAAGTCATTCATTGTTGCTCTTCTTGCCCATGCAGTAAAGGTTCTTTCTTGAATAGCGTATTGAGCTAACAAAGTACGGTTAACTGTATCCATCAATAACAATGGAAAATCAGTCGTGTGATGTAAACCACGAACTTTACCTCCAAGTGCGAATGTGGCGATTTCTTTGGAACTCATTCCAGCGGTGCGAACACCTGCACGAATCAAAGATTCTTCGGCAAATCTCAAAAGATTCATTCCTCTGAACTCTTGTGCAGCTCTCACATTTTCCTCTCCCATAACAGAAGCAGCGTTTGGTGTAATTCTCAACACTAATGCGTTGGTCATAGCCGAACGTGTTTTTTCTGCATCATCCTGAACTTGTTGTACGGATTGATTTGGATTTACAGGTTGCAATTTCTCCCATTCAACCAAGGCACGTTGTCCAGCGGTTGCAAGATCTATATTTTCTTCAATCAAAGCATCGGCAATAGTCTGAGGAAGCCCCAAAGCTCTACAGTGTGCCGAAATACCTTTGATTCTAGCACGCTCTTCGCTAGCGGCTGCTGAACGTGTTGCATTTTCTTTGGCTTTGTTTGCCAATTCCAAAGCAGCTTTTTCTTCTTCAGTCATTTCTATTGTGTTTAAATTAGTATTATTTTCTTCTTTGATTTCTTCAATTTCTTCGGTTACAGCAGGAATTTCTTTACTAATAACAACCTCATTTTCTCCGTTTTCTGAACGTACACGGCTATTTCTGTCAGCTTGCACAGCAACGAATGAAATTTCAGTTGCTTCCCATTTCGTGGCTTTGTAAACTGGATTTTTGCCTTCTGAACGGGTTACTTGATATTCGTAAACATTATACCCAACGGATACTCCTGTTACAATTTTATCACGAACCTTATTCATTAATTCAGTATCATCTTCTGAATTTCCAAAACGAATTTTAGCGATACCTACACCGTTTTCAAAACGAGCATCTGAAACAACGCCTACAACGTTTTTGGCGGTTTCCCCGTAGCGATTATGATTGTCTAAAGCAGGTGCTCCAGAATTTAAGCGGGTTAAATCTCCATTTAGCGGGTCGCAAATCAATATTTCATCAATCATACCTTCATCCCAGTCGTACGTGCGAACAGCGGTTTCGGTTGCAAAAACCACCTCTACAGTTCTATCGGCTTCATTAAAACTATCCGCTTTAAATTCGGCTCTTGTGCGCTGCGTAGGTAGTTGTTTTGTTATTTTTTTAATTTCTGGCATAATATACTATTATTTTACAAATATATAATTTTTTTGAATTATACAACGATTTTTACATTTATTTTTTAAGCTTCAAAATCAGAATTATCCTTAGCAACTGCTAACGTTATTGGTCGTCTAAACCCATTGTCTTCTTTCCATGCCTGAATAACAGCTTCTGACATTTCTGGGAACTGAGCTAATGATCTGAAATATTCCTCGTCTTTATCAGTTGGCGTAATTGTTCCCGCACGAACTCCGACACCGTAAGCGTCAAGAACTCGTTTCAAATCTTCTGGATTCATTGTACCTTCCATACCTATGTTATCAGAAGGATTTGCTGATGCTTCTGGCGAAATAATCCATTCAACATTAATTCCAGCCGCTTCAAACATCGCTTTATCGGTTTTCATTTGCTCCAAAAGAGTATCAGGATTATAGCCCCTACGTTTACAAGCTTCTGTCCAAGAAATCAAACCTGATTTTAATTCTAAAATCAAACCATTCATTTCTTTTACTGGGTCAATCATTTCACGTCCTTGTGGTGTCCATTCTGCACCTGCATTTTTAGAAATAATCATTTTGATTTTCAGACCTTCAATAAACCAAGCCCAAATTTTATCACAAAATTGAGGAACAAACATATTATACTGCCAATCTTCAATTTGCCTTTGCGCTTCAATCCATCCCATACGACCGCTAGAAAAATTGACATTTCCCATGTCGCCCGTAAGTTGTTCGTACGTAATGCCGTAACCAGCAGCGTTTTCTTGCTGATTTTTAGAAACGTATTCCGAAAAACTTGAAGGCGTAGGGGGATTATTAAATGTTACCGTTTCGCCAGGAGCTAAACGTTCGATAATTCCAGGTTCCATTCTATCGATAACTTGATTATCCACCGTTTCAAAACTGTCTGCATTTTCCTGCTTGGTAGTAAACGCCACGTGACAAGCAGCAACTTTTTGAAGCATTAATTGAGCATCCTTGTAGTCGGCAAGGTCACGCATAGATAGCATCGTAGCCGTTCCGAATGGAACGCCTCTAACTTGTTCTGGGAATTCTTTGTAAAATATATGAATCATATCATCAGCAGAAACAAATTTCGGTGCTAATTTCATTGTGTATTCATTGTTTGGATTGTGGTCAAAAACCCAGTACCCAACACGTTTGCCTTGATTGTTGAATTCCACACCTTGAACGACGTAGTTTCCTGCACGTTCGGTAATCATATATGAATTTTTCGTGTGGTCAACCATGTGTGGTGCTAATACCTGCAATTTAATAGGGTGTCGGCTGGATGAATCACGACGTTTTAAAACAAAAACCTCCCCTTGCATTGCCACGTTCCGCATCACTAAAGATTGCAAACCGTATTGAGTAAAAAACCCGTCAAAATCGCATTCTACCGATTCCGCCCAAGCTTTCCATTCATCTTTAATTTTTTGAATTTCGCTTTTGGTTAAATTAGAATCAGATTTTACAGGCGTTGGCATAATTCCAGTACCAATGACATTGTTTTGAATAGTTCGAATTGCTTTAAAAACTGAAGCGTTATTTTTGTAACCGTGAATAGAACGGTCACGTAAAGTTTTTAATGATTTTTGAATATCGCTGTTTGCTTTTTCGGACGTGTTATAAGATGTCCACCCGTCACCACGACGGGATTTTGTCGCAGCTTCGTACCCTCTGATTCCTGAATTAATAGTTTTTTCAATAGCACGAAATTTGGCACGTTCTGCACCTGCTTTGGGATTGAAAATCGAAATGGTTTTATCTACTATATTCATAATTTATCGATAGTTATCGTTCTGATTATCGGCATCTATTATTTGTTCCCTTGGAAAAACTGGCGTACTTTCTACCGTTATTAGTATTTTGTTCTGGAAACAAGCAGTTTTTCATCATCAACTGAATGCGTATCATTTCATCTAGCGAACGATATTTCACCGTTTTGTCTCCGTAGTGAACTTCTAGCGCTCCTGAAACTATCGCATCGCTCAATGTTTGGTACTGCAATAATGTGTATTGAGTGCAAGCCATAATAAAAATTTTTGTAAATATATGAAAAAACCCCGATAAATTAATATCAAGGTTTTATTTTTAAAACTGAAGTTTAAATTTTTCTGACTTAGGTATCAAATTCTGATATTCTCGTTTAATTTTTTCAGAAATTGCATCACGAATGAATTTACCAACATCAATGTTATACGACTTCATTTTTTGAAGCGTAATGTGCTGCGTTTCTGAAATGCGTATTACCTTTGTTTTGGTATATAATTGCATAATTGTAATACATTTATAGCTATTAGCGGATCGTTATATTCCAGCTTCGAGCAACTTTCAGGCGAAAGCTACTCTCGCTATAAATTGGTTATTTCTTCTCTTATTTTTTTCCAATTATTAAGTTCTTCGCAAAGAATCAAATCTTCGCTATTTGGATTTATAAAATAAAAAACAGCAATTATTTCATTAACTCCGATTAATGCGCAATTTTTTGCAACATCAAATTTTAAAGGTGGGTTTTGAAATTGATATTTAATAACAATTTCCCTTGCTTTTATTTGTTTTTCTGTCATTTTATTTATTATTAATTTGTTATTATTGTTTCTATACATTTGTCGCAAATATGCTTATCACATTCATCAATTTTGCTTTTATCCAAAACGTATCGTTGAGGAATAATATCGGATTTAAAGTAAAAAGCTGTCAATTCTGTTTTGTCTTTTTCTTCGTCACAAAGATTACATTTGTACTTTACTGTCTTCATAATTTTTGTTTTATTTTATCAATTGTAGGAACTTCTTTTTTTAATTCGTGACATTTATTTCTAATTAACATCCACGCCATTTGTTTACTTGTTGCTTCTGCTGTAAATCCGTGTATTTTATCAAAATATTTTTTAATTTCCATTTTATTTATTTTTTTGTGTTCACGTTTTCGTGAACGTTCATTATTCGTGAACATTAAAAAAGCCGAGAATATAACAATCACTACAAGCTAGTTGCCGAAGCATTGGAATAAATAGGCAACCAGCGTGTAGTTTTAACGTTAGTGATAACCGCCTAAATGACTTAAAATAGATGGTCTAAAATGTTTTAAATTTCCAAAAACATCACATACTTTACTATTAGGATCAGGATACCATACGTGCTTATTTATTTTTTTGTATAAATCCATATAATAAGCTCCAGAAGTCATTAAGCAAAAACCCTTTTCGTTTATGTAGGTTTTCAATTCATCATAATATATCCCATAAGCAGAAACTATTTCCGAACAATGGTTAAGTGGTATATCACTAACATTTGCTAAACAAGATTCTGGTTTTTTTGTTGTATTTAAAGTCATTTTGTATTTGGTTTTATAATTTTTAAATTAGAGATTTTGGCTTTTCTAATCCCGAACCTCGCTTAACAAAAGAGCGTTGTACGCAAATATAAACATTAAAATCAATTAAACTACCAATACCCGCTATTTTTTTTCTTTTTATTTTCAATTAGCTTAGGTTTGTCTGCTAATTTCACAACCTCAACTGTGCTTTGTGCTTTAATTTTTTCCCAAGTATCATCTTTGAAACGGTCAATTCCAATAATGTAAGCAGCGGCACGGGCGTAGTTTCGAACGTCCAAAGCTTCGTTTCTTGCGCCAGATTTTTTTGTCCATTGGTATTCTGCAAAACCTTTTTTATTTATGACCTGAACTTGTTGTTCAGCTGTCAGCATTTTAAAATAGTGACGATCATATTGCGGAAAATGGCAATACCCTTCTGGATAAATTTCCCTCGATCCGTTTTCGCCTTCAATTTCAGTGGGTTTTAATTTCAGAAATCCATACAACTCTGATTTCAGCAATCCAGTTCCGAGATACCAGATTTTACGACCTTCTATTTTTTTACCGGCTTTCGAAACATTGTAAGCTCTTGGAGGCGAAACCATAACGTCTTTTACAGAATCACGCCCCATAATTGGGATTACTTTTGAATATGAAAACTTAGAAACAAAATCGTAAACAGTTGAAGTTTTATAACCTGCATCCACGCACGTCAAGTTTATAGACATCATATTGTAACCGCATTCATACTGTTTTGTAATCTGATTACTTAATAATTCCCATACTTCGGGTTTCGAAGTATCGCCAACGAAAACAAAATATTCTATAGACCATGATTCACGACCACGACCCCATCCAACTACTTCGCCTTCGATGCGATCACCTTGAATATCCACACCCATTGTTAAGAAATATACGCCTTCTGGAATGGTTCCAATTTCGTAAGTTTCCCGACGGTTATATAGATTTTCAGAATCAGGAGCATCGCCTTTGATTTTAAACGTTTCTCCTAAAACGGTGTTTACGAATGTGCGATATTTATTCACATCATTTTTGACTTTCAAGTAATCACGAATAACTTCTTCCCAAGAATAAAATCCAGCAGGCGAGTATAAACTCGAAAGATGATAGCTGTATTTTCTTGGATTATTTGAAACAGCTGTCGGTATCCATTCAGCAAATCCGCCGTGATTTTTTTCAGCAAGCATTGCGGTTTTGTGTCGTTCTTCGTGCAAAAATCCACAATTAGGACAGGACATACGTGCCGTTTCTGGTTTTAATTCATCGTAGGTTATATATTCAAATTTCAATACAAATAAATCTAAACATCCTTGACATTGCACGTTGTAATATCTTTGGTCACCATCTAAAAATTCAGCCCAAATAACAGATTCTCCTTCGTTAGTTGGTGTGCTGGCTAAAAATAATTTTCGGTTTTGAAATGTTCTAGCTCTAGCCCGTGCTAAATCGACCGGTGATCCTTCTTGACCTGCCGACAACGGGTAACGGTCAACCTCATCGAGCATTATTTTAGCAGCAGGCGTACTAGATAATCCAACTGGGCTATTAGCTCCGATCATTAATAAAACTCCGCCCGGAAAGCTCTTTGAAGTTATTGTGTTTTCTGCGTCTTTCGAACCAACGGCTTTGATTTTTGAACTCAATGAAGGCGCTGCATCAATCATTGGTTTGATTCTGGTTCTTGAATTTTTTTTAATTGCTTCATCTGTTGGCATAACCAAAAGAATAATTGATGGGTTCATATCAATTGAATACCCAACGAAATTATTCATAGTTTCTGTAGCTCCAACCTGTGCGCCTTTTGCGAAAACTACTTCTTGAGCGTGTGAAGTTTTTCCTAAATGGTCTTGAATTTCTCTAAGAAATGGTGTTCGTTCAACGCGATATCTTCCAGGTTCAGCAGATGAAACCGAAGTAAGAAATCTATTTTGGTTGGCCCACTCAGAAACGGTTAAATTTGGAATTGGACGCAATCCGTTTGCGAATGGTTTTCGAATTAAATTTTCTTCATCTATCATTTTAATTCACGTGAATTTATATCGGCCA